TGGAATGAGTTAATAACCTCATCGGGCAGATCAAAGCCAAACGCACGCACCGCACGCTGCCACTCATCATCATCCAGCATGCACAAGTCCGCCAACTCATGGGCATCACTACTAGCAACCAGCAGAGCCTCGTAAAGCGCAAACGGATCCGGCTCATCACCCGCCCCGCCACCAGCCAGCGGGTTGCCGCGCTGCTCCAGCACGATCAACCTGCCTGCGGTCAGCGGGTAAAGCTGCAAGCTCCCCACCTTTGGCCGCTTCTTAAAAAACGTATATTTCACCAGTGCCTCACTCACTTGCCCATCTCCCTCCCCAGGATCTGCCGCTGGCATTCCGCCGTGGCGTTCATTGGCAACATCGCCACCGATAGCCCGTCCCGGATGAAAGCCACATCCTCCGCATCCTTGAGGCCATCAATGATCGCCTTGTGCTGGAGTAGGGCTGCCATCACATAAGCAAAAGCATGGTCCGGGCAGCGGTCAATAAACTTCACCCCCTCACGCCAAAAACTTATAAGCTCCGCCGCAGTAAAATTACCGCACTCACTCTTAGCATTAAAAGTAAACTGCATCCAGCGTCCTCGCTGATTTGGTTTCACCACATAAAAAGGTGGCGATGTAGGTCTAAACCCTACACACATCAAAGCGGCAGCCAGACGAATATCTGTGGTCTGCGTCTCATCCAGCGAAAGGCTGGAACTTCTGTTATCTCTCATATTATTCTCATAAGTAGCGCGGCAGCTCACCGGGGTAGGTCCGGGTCATCACTGCCGCGCAGGGTTGGTGGAAATACCCTACCTTCGGAAAAATCATCTTAAACAGCCACAGCTGCCATGAACGGTTTGAAGATACCCGAAACATCTCTGCTCTCGGCATTCTTGTGGTTAAGCCCGGTTTTTACACTGGTGATGATCGTCTCACCCCCGGTGGTGTATCCGTGCGCCAGCACATCCGTCCATGTAATCGCATTGGCCAAGGTGATGGATTCACCCGTCTTGGCTGACAGGGCAGCTGTATTATCAGTGAATCCCGTCATGTTAAAAGTCGCACTTGGGTTAAAAGTGGCACCAGCCACATCAGCCCCCTGCTCGTCTGCGATCCAGACGGTATCCACTTGAGTGTCAAAATCCACGCTCTCAACATAAAGGCCGGTTTCAGCCGCCATGCCAAAGTTAATATCCCCGTAAACTATTGCTGCCATAATAACACGCCCCCTGCCGTCAAATCACGCCCAACCCACCGGGCAAGCCACCACCTCAAAAGCAATCCTCCCCACCTGCCTGCGCCCCTCTGGCTCCCATGATCCGGCAATCGCCATGCGCAGATCAAAAATCTTCACATCCTCACCAGCCAACAAGCCTCGCTCCTCCAGCGAATCATTCGCCCACAGCAGAAAATCATCCACATCATAAGCACAGCTCAAGTCACTGAGCATCTCCTGCCGCTGCTCCTGGCTGGTATCATCCACATTCACATCCAGAATAATGCTCCCTGTGATTGTATCCACCCCGCGCAACACCTCATGTTCTTCCGGCTCATCCGCGTCCAGCACTACTTCATAGGCCAGCTTGTCATCACCAGGCACCGCACTGGTCGCCTTATCACCATCCCAATCGCGTAGTCGCACCACAGCGTCCGCGGGCAGCCAGCCATTCTCAGTCAGCCAGGTTGCCATCACAGCCAGAACTCGGTCGCTTGTTGTCATAATCTGCTCACACTTGTCAAACTGTCTTACCCAGCCTACGCAACCGCCCCTGCAAACTTCTCCGCAGCACCCGCTCATGCACCCTGATCACCCGGCGCAAGCCACGCTCACCCATCACATACCCCTTTGCCACATACCCCTGGTTATTATCAAATTTCCAGCTCACACCGCGCAATCCCTTGCGCCGGTTAGCGTTCCCCTTGTGTTTTTTATCTTTGATCCATTTTTGCAGCGGCACCTTCAGCTTGTCCTGCCCCGCTGCAAAACCACCTTTCGCCTGACCCACCTTGGCAATCACCTGCTGGCCATACCGTTGAAAAATATCATACCTAACCTTCGGCCTGTTTGCCCGCTTACTACCCACCCGGCCCCGACTATTCCGTGCCGCCTGGTGGTATTGATACACCTCACTGATACCCGTCACTAGGTCGTTACCATTGTAGCTATTAGGCACCACCTTGAACGCATTGTGCAGACTGCGCCACACCGCCTTTTCACCCTGCTGCCGGGCCTTGCCAGTCAACCCAAACGGCTGAACATTACGCACTACCGTTTTCTGCGCCACCCCAGCTGCATAATCGACAAACTTCTCATTCACTAGACCAGCACGCTTTGCTAGCTTGCGCAGCTCCTCCTTAGCTTTACGCTTGCCTAGGACCTCAACCTTCAGCTTCATTCCCCTCTAATTGGTTCACACTGCAAATGCCACGCCACATCCCATTCACGTTCACCCACCTCGGTCACCCGCACCTGCAAATCATCCAGCACCACCCTGGTGCCCACTGCGGGCGGTGTGCTCATTGAGTCCTTCAACACCCGAACATTGCGCGTGCCAGTATCCACAAAGCCACCCACCTCTAGTTCATCACTACCTCGTGCGCCGCTGCTGGCACACATATAGGTATTCCCATCCCACACCAAAACCCCCGGGAACAAGCTCTCCAGTAATGCCTGCCCGCGTGTCAGGAAATTTGCGAATCCTTCACTTACCGCCATATCATGCCTCCATCATGTCAAAGCTCGACATAAAGAAAAAACCGGCCCCACACCATAATGGCAGGGACCGGCTTGCGTAACACTAATCACACAGAGAAAAGATCACTCTTGACCTGCATCCTTCTCCGCAACCTTTTTAGCGGACTTCTTGGCCGCCTTTTTTGCGGGTGCCGGTTTTACAAGGTCAGCGAATTTGCGCATTGAGCAATTCGGGAAGCAATACACCTCCACTCTTGCCAACCCATTCGGGATGTCATTTGCTATTCTAAGTGCCTCTCCGCGGTCATTGCCGCAGTAAAGCATCTGCGGGTCATCAAACCCTTTCGTGCTGCTGAATCCGATTGCTAAGTGCATGGTAATTCTCCTTTGTTTAGCGGTTGTGCCTATTAGGCGGTCGTAATCCGGTATCCGGCATTGTTGAGCTCAGTACCACCGACCTTGGTGCCGTAGAGCACAGTCACAGTCAGGTAGAGGTCAAGCGTTCCCGGCTGCATGTGCAGAATCCCGAGGAAGCTCAAGCCAGTCTCAGGGTCAGTCACAGAAACCGTATCTGCCACATTTGGCACACCCAAGGAAGCGGCAAGGTCAGTGCTGTCACTCGGCAGGCGAGTGGCCACAACGATTGCGCGTGGATCAAAGAACACCGCGGAGAGGTTCTCACCATTGGCTGGCAGATCACTGTATTCGCGGATCTCCTGGAAACCAGAAACACCACGCCAGACAGAAAGACCACTGGAAGTAGCCTCCTGACGATAGTAATCGCGGGAAGCGATACGGGTGTCAGCATTCAGAGTCTCGGCAAAGTCAGAGTTTACCAGACCATAGAGCGCATCCACATTTGCATCCTGGGTTACCAGGTTCTTGCGTGCGGCATTAAGCGCATCAAAGTCAGAGTTGGCAATCGTGATTACCTCCGTGTTGGTCAGGTTGGCAGCGGTCACCTTCGCCAGAGCTGCGTCCACAATGCTCTTGCCGAGCACATAGGCGGAGTCACCGATCTGGGTATTGCGCTTGTCATCACTGAGCATCTTCAGGTGCGTCAGGTTAAGCGAGACATGCTTGTGCTGGTCCAGAGTAAGATCAACATCGGTGAGCAAAGTCTGCGCGTCATTCGCGTTGGAGAAATATCCGTTTGCGCCGTAGTCACCCACGGTGGGCAGAGTGCGGATGTGTCCGCGGATCGTCTGGTCCTTGCGGGCGCGCTCGTCACTGAAGTCCGTGCTCATCATACCGAGAGCAGGAACCCGTGCCTTGAACGCATCCAAAGTCTGGACCAGAATTTCAGATGGTGCTAAATTAGTAGCCATAATATATGTATTCTAGTTATTAGTTGGTTGCTTAGTTATTGCTTTGTGAGCGCGCCAGTTGCAGGGCCTTTACCGCTGCATAGACCTCGCGTGCATCACCCTTGGCCTCGGCTTCGGCCAGAGCCGTCTCCGCTGCCTGCACCCCGTCACCGTCACCGCTGTCCGGCATCGGCAAGTCCGCAGCCTCTGTAGGCGCGAATCCAGCCTCAGTCACAAGGTCCAGCACGCTCGCCTGCTCGGCGCGCAGTGCCATGAGCTCGTCGTCCTTCGCAGCCACATCGGCGCGCAATCTATCTACAAGCTCACCCCTCTCGGCCAACTTGGCCTGAAGGGTTTCCATCTCGCCGCGCAGCTCAGCCATACCGGCGAGCGCAGCAGCGTTTTCTGAAATAGTCGGCCTACCCAGAAGGGCAGCCTTTACCCGGTCCACAAAACCATGCGGCTCCGGCTCATCCTCTGCGGACTCAGGTGCCTGTTCAATCAACTCACCTCCGGCATCCAAATCAGAGTCCTCGACGACATCAGTGGTTTCACAAGCATCTAACGCATCAATAACACCCTCGTTTACCTCGTCCAGCACCTCCTCAACGGGCTCCGCAGATTCTTCGGCCACCTCAGCAGCTTCAATGCTCGCCGCCAGAGTCGGCACATGAATGCCATTTTTCTTCAAATCCTCGGCGCATGCGCTTAGCACATCATTCATCGCCGCCATCTCCAGAGCGTCAGTGACCACATCGACAAAACCCATCTCAGCAGCCTCACTGCCCGTGAACCATGTTTCCGCGGCCATCAGCTCATCAATCTCCTCGTCACTTTTGCCTGTCTTACCGACATAGGCGGCACGTATGCCCCCCTCCATTTTATCTAGCAAATCAGCGTAATCACGCATGTCCTCGGCTCCACCAATAGCTAGGCCACTTGGGTTATGAATCATAAAGAAAGCATTCTCAGGCATTCTCACCTCGTCGGCAGCCATACACACAACAGTCGCCATAGATGCACACAAGCCATCCACATTAGCAACCACATGCGCGGGTGAGCTTTTCAGCAGATTGTAAATCGCCCAGCCGTCCAGCACACTGCCGCCCGGTGAGTGGATATTAAGCTCAATGCCATCCACCTCGCCAACATCGTCCAGCGCGTTTTTGAAATCCTTGGCAGACACTCCCCAGCCGCCGATCTCGTCATAAATATCTATCGCAGCGTGCTGCGGTGCTCCCTCGGCTCCGCCGCGGGCCTCGATTGTAAACCATGATTTCTTAGCCATATCACGCCTCCCTTGCCGTCAAATCAGCTCCGCTGATGCCCAGCTCCTCCATCATCGCTTTCTCTTTTGCCAACTGCACAAACTCCTCCTGCCAATCCTTACCCCGTTTCGCGTAGCTCTCTTGGTAGGTCAAAAGCCCCTTGTCGATCTGCTGGATCTCCAGTGCCCCGTCACGGCCGCGGTCAATCGTCATATCCGCCTGTGGTATCCACTTGCACTGCCACCAGCGTTCACTTGTTGGCATCGGCACCCGGCCCGCCTTGATCTCAGCACCCAGCGTGTATGTCCACATCCGCTGGCACGCCTGCCGCTGCACTCGCTGCTGGTTCTCAATCCACCTGCGAGTCTCCGCCATCAGGTAGCGGGTCGCCGCACTACCCAGCCCAGCCTGCTCCCAAAGTATCTCCGGTGCCACCCCGGCCCCCCAGGCAATGTCCCGCACCAGCCAGCGCAACAAGTCCAGCTGATTAGGGTGCGGTCTACTGTCTTGCAGCACTTTCATATCCGCCCCTGCGGGCAAACTTTGCGACCTGCCGCCGCGCATGATCTCATCCAGATTCACCTCCATCTCATCCCCGGCGGAGTTTTCACCCACCCCCTGCTTGGCGAGGAATGCCGCCAGCGTCTCACTCATCTGGCTGCCACCGTGGCCTGCCTGTGTAGTCATCACTACACCCAGCTGCGCCGCAATCTTAATGCCGTGCTTCGTATCCGCCAGAATCTCGATAATATCCACAATGTTGGAAATCGCGTGTGCCAGCTTACTCACCTCCCGCACCCTGCCCGGACGTTCAAAATCCGCGTGGTAAATCACATCGCGCGCGTCCAGCTTCGTATTCACCTTGCTGCCATCCAGCTTCGTGCCCACAATGTTATAGCCTAAGTGCTTGCCACCCTTGCCAACATATACCCCGTCATAAAGCCCTTTTACCTTCTGCTTATCCCCTGTATCAATCTGATGGGACTCGTAAAACTGCATCATTGCCCCGCCCGAGCCACTCTGTCCAAGAGCAGTCAGATTATCCCCGTCACGGAAACGGCAGCGCGTCAGTGCTATCTGCCAGCTCCAGGCATCCATCTTGCCTGCCACATCAAATGCTAGCGGATTATTCCAGCGGCGCAGCACAGCCTGCTCTGCTGCCGCGTCCCACTCAGGGTCACCCGTCTCCGCCTGCGGACACTGGTATCCCACCAGATCGGCCAGCCCGCTCACCGCGCGGCGCACCAGCCCCACCTCCGCATCCGCCCAGCGTGCTTTGCGCAGAATCGCCGTGCGTGTGTAAGGCGGAAGCTCCTTCGATGTATCCAGATTAGGCCACCAGACATATCCTCGCTTCTCGCTCGGAGTTGCAGCACTCCAGCCATTACCGCCAAAGTTGACGGCCTCCTGTAAATCCTTTTTCAGTGCCTGCGCCGCCCTGCGCTCCTGCACCTTTTTACCCGCGCGTGATCCTCGTTTAGCCATGCCACGGGCGCAGCCTGTCAATCATCCACACCACCGGCACCACTACCAGCTCACCCAGCGGTACTGGAAATCCCCGAACACCACCTCATCATTGCGCTGCACCGCAGCCTCATCAATATACTCAATCGCCGCCTGGCAATACTCCGCCACCTTCTCCGGCTCACCCTTGACAAACTCACCGGACTGGCCGCCCACATCATAATTCGCCCCCGTGATCTCCACGCGTGGCAGATTGTTCATCACCGCCGCAGTCGCCGCCTGCCTCAGAGTCACAAGCTCCGCCCGCGTGTAATCCTCCGCCAGTCCCTTCACAATCGCTGTCGATAGAGTCGCCATAACAAGCCCCCCGCCTGTCAAACTTACCCCCGAAAATCCGCTCCCATCCCGAGCGGTAAGCCCCCGAGCTCACCCCCGTCCTGATCTCATCCCCGGTAATATCGTTTTTACTCATAACTATTAAAATGGCGCGAATACCACACCAAATCTTTTTTTGTATATGGCTTCACCCATATGCGCCATCTCGCGCAATCTACTTACATCCTTATGCTCACCATGTAAGAAAGCCAATCGGTTTACCTCATCATACATATTGTCAATAAGATCATACACCACTGCTTCATCAGCTCTCATAATCTTACCCAAAAAAAGATCTTCCGTTGTATCTGTCGTATTATCGTCTTTCATAATCTTCCATCTTCAATCTTCAACCCAAAAATCCGCTCCCATCCCGAGCGGTAAGCCCCCGTGCTCACCCCCGTCCTGATCTCATCCCCGGTAATGTCGTTTTTACTCATAATTCTTTAGTCAGTATCTCCCAAGCTAACGCCGCCACTTGCGGCACTTGCCCGTTGCCGATGGCCTTGAGCCTGCCGACACGGTGCTTGATGCAGGTGGCGACGCGGGGGATTGAGCCGGTTCCTGCTTTCCTGTCTTTGATTTGGTCTTGTAAATACACCTGCTTCGAGCAACTCATGTTTTTATGATCACACGACATTGGAGTTCTCCAATCCTCAGGCGGCAACTCATCAGCCGGATCAGTCTCCCAGTCCCGCCAGTCAAGTGCGGTGATCGCCTCCATGCTCGTCCAGCCGATTGGCCAGCCCATGAGCCACTCGACCCATGTGGGGTTGAGTTGGCCGTTTTTGTTGCCGTCAGATACAGCGTGGACGGCTCGGTCAACGGTATCGGTCTGCAATTCTCCGTCTCTAAAATATCCATCTGGCGGCACTCCTTTGTAGTCTCTAGTCGTTGGCGTTGGCCACGATCCAGATCCTGTCCCGCTTGTGAGGCGCGGCAACGTGGTGCGCTCCCATAATACCCCACTTCGCATCATACCCCATTTCGGCAAGATCACTGAGGACGGTTGTAAGTCCTCGTCCCACAAGCATTGGTGAGTTTTCCACGTATGCGTATCGAGGTCGAACTTCTCCAATGATTCTCGCCATGTGTTTCCACATGGAGGATCGCTCCCCCTCGATGCCTGCTCCTTTTCCGGCGCAACTGATGTCTTGACAGGGAAACCCCCCAGAAACGACATCAACACGGCCTCGCCAAGGTCGTCCGTCAAAGGTTTGAACGTCATCCCAGATTGGGAAAGCTGGCAGTTGGCCATCGTTTTGTCGCTGCACCAGGACGGAAGCTGGGTAGGCTTCCCATTCCACAGCGCACACGGTTCTCCATCCAAGGAGATGCCCTCCGAGTATTCCTCCACCAGCACCCGCGAATAAAGCCAGCTCATTTAACGTTCCCTTTCGTTTCTTGTCGTTTTTTTTTTCGTCTTTCATAATCTTCAATCTTCCATCTTCAATCTTCCATCTTCAACCCACCCCTCAAATGCGCCGCACTCGCCGCGTGCAAGATCAAACACATCTTCACCGCGTCCCCAAAGTCATTTGACCCCTTCACCCGCCAATACCATCCTATCTTGCCGGTCTTAGGGTTCTCACCCTTCACCAGCTGCTCGGCACACAGCTCACGCGCAAAACTCTCATCCATATCAATCGGGAACCAGATACTGCGCCCCGCCAGCCCGTCCCGCTGCTTTTTACCACTCAAAATCCTGTCCCGGTAAAGCTCCCGCTTGAATCCGTCATCATCAAACGTCAGGCACTCCACCGTCTCCACCGCCTGCCCCCGGCTCGCATCCGCGTCCGGGTCCACCTGGTGGCTGCGCCAGCCCAGCACACTGCGCACCTGTAATCCCCCCAGTCCCTTCATCGGCACAAACCACGGGGCCAGTGGTAACACATTCTTACGCACCTCGCGCGCGCGGTGGCCACCCTCGTCCACCCCGCAGATATTCGCCATCCGCTCATCACCCTCATAAATCACCCCGTCCCGGGCACGCTCCATCACCTCCCGCCAGCTCAGGCTGATACCGTAATCACTCACATAACAATCCCCCTCCTTAAAGGCACAAATCGCCCACTTCCACGCCGCATCCTGGGTATCCGCGGCAAACACCACAATATCAGGGTCCACCGGCACACTGCCCCGCCGGTAAGCCCCGCGCAGCGCATCCACATGGCGCAGCTCCACCGCCGCCATCGCCCCCTGCTTAAATGGTTTACCCTCCCGGTTATTTAAAAATCCATGCAGTTTTAACGGGTCACTGCCCACCTTGATCCGCTCCACCGCCAGGTCACCCCAGCTACTCCCCGGCCAAAAGCTGTGCATATCCCCGAGCCGCGCACTCATCACCCCCGGCTGCCACCGTGGCCGTGGGCCTATCTCACCACCTTCACCGCCACCATCACCGGCCTCCTCCTCCAGCAGCTCATCCACCTCCTCATGGTAATTAGTCGGCCGCCACTCCCCGGCATCCACCATGCCGCGCTTGCCATCATCGGGGAAAGTGCCGTGGCACTCCGGGCACTCCACCAGCGTTTCCTCCAGCACCCGGTGCAGATCATACTCCCCCGCAAGATCCTTGCAGTGCCCCCAGCGCAGCTGGCTCACCTCCAGCGGGATCATCTCCCGGCACTGAGGGCACGGGCACACATACTCCATCCGGCTACCATCCAGAAACGCGCGCCATATCTGGCCGTCATCCGTGGTCGGGGT